CCATTTACAATGCAGTTGACGAGAAAGCCAACTGGACAGGTGAATGGCACTTGGTTGCAAGCATCCCCGAATCCTTGTATTACAAGATGAAGGCCGAGGGAAAGATTGATGACCAAGAGTACATGAAACGCTGGTTGAACTCAAACGAAAATCAATTTTTCAGAACTAGACCAGGAAAAGTATGAATTACATAGCTGTCTGCACCCCAGCCCGTGACCAAGTGCATACCCAATACACATACTGTATGGTCAACGCCGTGGCGTACCACACGCTCAACACAGAAGACGCCATTAGTCTGAAATTGATGCAAGGCACGATCATTCAAAACCAAAGGGCTGACCTTTGCTTGGATGCCATGGCTGAAGGATGCACGCACATCTTGTTTATCGACAGCGACATGACGTTCCCCCAAGACTTGGTGGGACGGCTGCTGGCGCATGACAAAGAGATTGTTGCGGCTAACTGTGCGCGGCGCAGAATGCCTACAGGCCCAACGGCGCAGAACTATGATGAGAACGGCAAGCGTGTGGCTGTTTACACCATGCCAGAATCAACTGGATTGCAAGAAGTTGGCAGCATTGGCACTGGCATAATGCTGATCAAGCGTGAAGTGTTTGAGGGAATGTCTGAGCCTTGGTTTGATATGCCTTGGCAAACGACCCGTGGATACATGGGCGAGGATGTTTTCTTTTGCAAAAAGGCGCAAGAACTTGGATACAAGGTCTATATTGATCATGATGTGTCCAAAGAAATTGGCCACATCGGCACGTTTGAATTCCGGCACGACCACACATGGATCGTGAAGGAGGAAATGGATAAAGAGGCTGGAAATGGCACTTAGCACATATGCGGAACTGAAGACATCCATTGGTGACTGGCTGAACAGGTCCGACCTGTCGGCCACCATCCCCGATTTCATTTCGTTGGCCGAGGCGCAGATTGAAAGAACACTGCGCACGCGCCAGATGATTTTGCGGGATGATCTGACAATCACGACTGAGTACAGTTCGATTCCCTCGGATTACTTGGAATCCAAGTCTTTGAAGTTGACCTCCACGAACCCCCAGACACCATTGTCGTTTCTGACAATTGACGCAATGGATGAGCAGGCTTCAAATTACACAGCAAGTGGCAAGCCAAGATTTTTTGCGGTTGTTGGAGATCAGTTCAGAATTAAGCCAACACCTGATGGCACTTACACAGCCGAGTTGACTTATTACGCCAAGTTGACAAAGTTATCAAATTCAGTTGCCACTAATTGGCTTTTGACATCAAGCCCTGACATTTACTTGTATGGGGGGCTGCTTCAGGCCGCACCATATTTGCAAGATGATGCGAGAATTCAGACATGGGCAACTCTTTATGAGCGTGCTTTAAAGGACTTGCAAGTGGCTGATGACAGAGGCTCTAACTCTGGTGGCAATTTGTTGGTCCGCGCAAAAACTTTTGGTTAAGGACTAAAAATGGCAGATACCACCACCACCAACCTGTTGCTGACAAAACCAGAAGTTGGTGCATCCACTGACACTTGGGGAACCAAGATCAACAACGATATGGACACTATCGACGCATTGTTTGATGCGGGTCCATTGTTGAAGGTGACTAAAGGTGGAACTGGTGTTGGCACATCCACTGGCACAGGAAACAACGTCCTGTCCAACAGCCCAACACTGGTAACTCCAGTGCTTGGCACGCCAACATCAGTCACTTTGACCAACGCAACAGGTTTGCCAATTTCCACTGGTGTCAGTGGATTGGGCACTGGCATTGCTACTTTCTTGGCCACTCCATCATCTGCCAACTTGGCGGCTGCGGTAACTGATGAAACAGGCACTGGCACTTTGGTGTTTACCAATTCTCCAACGCTTGTAACCCCAGCACTTGGTACACCTACCAGCTTGACCCTGACCAATGCAACAGGCTTGTCATTGGCAACAGGGGTTACTGGCAGCTTGGCCGTGGACAATGGCGGTACTGGCCAAACAAGTTTTACTGATGGCCAATTGTTGATTGGTAACAGCACCGGCAACACTTTGACCAAAGCGTCTTTGACGGCTGGTTCTGGTGTGACGATCACGCCAGGGGCTGGTTCAATTGAGATCGCGTTTACGGGTCCAGGCTCTGGCGATGTGACCTTGACCGGCACACAGACGCTGACAAACAAGACGATCGCCTACGCAGACAACACCCTGACAGGGGTTGCTGGAACGACTGCAACGCAAACCCTGACTAACAAGACAATTGAAGCTGGCACGTTTACCAACGGCTACACCGAGGAAGTCTTTGCGCTTGGTACATCAGGCTCACTCGCTCTGAACCCGGCAAACGGTACGATCCAAACCTGCGCCCTGACAGGCAACCCAACCTTCACCGACTCATTGGCTGCTGGTCAGTCTTTGGTGCTGATGCTGACCAACGGCGCAAGCTACACGGTGACATGGCCGACGATCACTTGGGTGACTGCTGCTGGTAACGCAGCGCCTACGCTGACTGCTGCTGACACGCTGGTGTTCTGGAAGGTGTCCACAACACTGTATGGCGCATACGTGGGGTCAGCAGAATGATCGGCAAGAACTTAATCGCAGCGGCGGGTAACGGCATCTCCACCGGGGATGTTGCTGAAGCCATCGACTTTGATGGGACGAATGATTATTTGATTGCAAACTCGCTCACTGGCGCAGCAGACAGCAAAACATTTACATTGAGCGCTTGGGTTTGGCCTAACACTACGGCGGAAGTCCCAATATATGCAGCCGGAAGAAACAATCTAGGAACAGTCAATTTTTATGTCTATGTGACAAATAGTCAGGAATTGACGATTTCTGCCTATGCAAGCGGATCAACCACGGAAATACTGCGTGCTAATTTACCAGCAAGTGCATTTGCAAAAAATACTTTTAATCATGTGCTCATATCTTTTGATATGGCAAGCACGTCCAACCGAAGAATTTACATAAATGATGTGGCGGTGTCTCCTACATACGTCACATACACAAACACGCCCCTGCTATTTTCGACAAATACATATCGAAATGCTGTTGGTACTGAATGGATTTTTAATACTGCAAATTCAAAAGCAAATGGCCGCCTCTCCAACGTCTTCCTCGACTACACCTACCGTGACTTGAGCATTACAGCCAACCGCCGCCTGTTTGTCACTGCTGACCTGAAGCCTGCTGCTGACCAAGCTGCGCTGAACCCGATCATTTACCTGCCACTGAACGACCCAACCGCTCCCGGCGCTAATGCTGGCACGGGCGGCAACTTCACATTGACTGGCACTGTTGCACGCTCTGGTCGTGGGCCGAATCAGTACAACGCGCCTTATTCAACATTTGATGGGGCGGCAGATTATTTGTCGCGAACTACTGCATTGACAGGGATTGCGGACGGCAAAACATTTACTGTGAATTTGAGTTTTTCCTACACCGCAGGAACAACAAAATACATAGTTACCTTTGGGTCATATACTTTTTCAATTCTTGTAAATTCGTTGGGCAGCTTAAACATATCTGCAAACAACTCTGCTGGCACACAGATTCTTTTAGCCACCACCCCCAACAGTTCTATTGTTGCGGCAAGAAACTACACGCTTACGGCTTCAATGGATTTGGCAAACGCAGCCAACAGGTTTGTGTATTTGAACGGCGTTGCTCAATCTGTCACATGGTCAATTTACACAAATGACACCATAGATTTTGCGCTTGCAACGCCAAGTTACATCGTCGGCAGGAATATATCGACAACGTACTTTAACGGCAAGATTGGCGCACTCTGGTTCAACACCAGCTACATTGACCTGTCTGCCCCCGACAACCTAGCCAAGTTCGTCACTGGTACAGGCATTGATGCCAAGCCCGTTGACCTCGGCGCAACTGGTGAACTGCCCACGGGCACAAGCCCAATCATCTACCTGCCCATGTACGGCAACAACGCTGGCAAGAACTACGGCACTGGCGGCGACTTCACCGTCAACTCTGGCCCGTACACAGGTGCGCGTGGGCCGAATGAGTTTTGGAGTGGGTCTGGGCTGTTCAACAACCCAACACAGACACAGCTTTCTGCTCTGACGCTGGACAATTCACCAGACGTTACGAACATCCAGAAAACAACTTTTGCTTGCTGCTTTAAGCGGCGCGATGTTGATGTAACTGACAACTCTGTGATCTTCAACACCACTTCATCTACAAACAACAACTTCCACTTCTCTGCTTATTTCAACGCGTCAGAACAGCTTGTTATTGGATGGAACGGGCATACTGTTGCCACATCAACAGCAATTACAGATACAAATTGGCATACGCTGCTGGTGTCTGTGGATTCAACCGCAACAGTTGCCCGTGTCTATCTCGATGGCGTGTCTTTGACTGCAACGATCACGCTAAACAGGACATACACACAGGCATTCACTTATGTCGGACGGGCAACTGGGGTGTCAGCAGATCAGTGTTTTGATGGGAACATCGGATTCATCTATCAAGCGCACGATTACATCGACATTTCACAAGAAGCAAACCGCCTGAAGTTCTTTGACGCGTTTGGTTATCCGGTCAACTTAACACAGCAGGTGGAAGATGCGGCAATCCCGGCGGCATATGTTTATCTGCTTTTCCCAGAAAGCAATCTTGGGACAAACAACGGAACCGCAGGAAACTTCACAAACGCAAGCGTAACAGCAAGTGCGCTGGTCAAAGCATAAGGAGCATCAAATGTACGCACTCATTGAAAACGGCGAGATCACTCGCATCAACATCACGCTGCCGATTAGCATTGGCAACGCCAGCATTCCCAAAGGTGCAACAGGTCTGGAAGCGTTTGGCCTGTACCCGATCGTGGGCGACGAGCCAAAACCTAAAGGCGTTATTTACTCAGAGTTCACTCTTGACGCTGAAGGAAATAATGTTCCTGTAGAAAGCTCTGGGTCAATTGTTGGTGACTACGATGCTGTTAAACAGCGCATTGCTGGCCCTCAATACGTCTTCAATGGCGCACAGGTCAGCCGTGTTTTTACTGTTGAGGCCATCCCTGATGATGAGATCGCTGGTCAGGTTCGTGCCGAGCGCAACACCAAGCTGACTGCCAGCGACTGGACACAAGTTGCTGACGCTCCTGTAGACAAGGCTGCATGGGCCACCTATCGCCAAGCACTGCGGGATGTCACAGAACAGTCAGGCTTCCCATGGACAATCACATGGCCAACACAGCCGGAATAAACCATGAGCGAACAGATCGACGCAACGGAGGCCAGATTGACCACCCACGAAGCCGTCTGCGCTCAACGCTACGAAAAGATCAATGAATCTCTTGATGTCGGCGAAAAGCGGATGACCAAAATCGAATATCTGCTTTACGCAGTGATCGCTGCGGTCTTGCTTGGCCCAGGCGTGGCCGCAGAGTTTGTCAAAAAGTTGTTTGGAATCTGACCATGCGAGATTTTGCCGAGGCACTTGTCGCGGCAATTCTTATTGTCGGCATTGTTATTTGGACGGTCAAAGTCATGGTTGAGGTGTTGCGATGATTGCAGAACTCGCGGCTGCAAATGCGGCATTTAACGTCATCAAGGCGGCATTAGCCAACGGCAAGGAGCTATCGGCCATTGGCGGCCGTGTCTTTGATTACTTTGACAACAAAGCCAAACTCCAAGAGAAAGCCACTCAAAAAGGTGGTGGTGCTGAACGCTCAGACATGGAAGAGTTCATGGCCTTGGAGCAGCTAAAGCAGCAAGAAGAGCATCTGCGTGAATCAATGGTCTACGCTGGTCGCGCGGGTATGTGGGACGATTGGGTTAAGTTCCAAGCCCAAGCTGCTAGACGTAGACGAGAAAAGAAAGAAGCTGTTGCCAAGGCCATCTTGATGCGCAAGCAAAAGATGGAGAAACTGGTGGAATACACTGCAATTGGCGTTGCCACCATCATTTTGGCGGCTTTGATCGTCTACGGCCTGATGATTTACATGACCTACATTCGGAAATGAGCGACAAAACAGAAAGCATAGTGGACAAGGTGCTGGCTTATGTGGACAGCCCCTTTAAGTTGTTTGCGGTCCTGTTGATGGGCTTGGTGGCCTTTGCTGGTTACTTCATTTGGCAAAATCAGGACTTCATGCGCGATGCGTACAAGGAATCCAAGAAGCTGCCCGAGATAAACACAGCAAGAGCAGACGAAGCATCTGCCATGTTGTTTAAGAAGACAGGCGCAACCGTAGTGGCTGTGTTCAAAGTCAATCCTTTGTTTGGCAGCAGGGTGCTATACAAAGCGTACACCAAAGACGGTAGAGATAAAAGCATTGAAGACATTGACGTTGGCCTATTCAGTCAGAACGCCGCGAACAATGCTGACATCATCAAGCTGATGACCAACGAGATTCCTTGTTCTGAGTATCGCTACGCACAGTCAGAAGTTGGCTTGTGGTACTTGGACAGGGGCGTGACGTTTACTTGCCGAGTAAGTGTTCCTCCAGACTCGCATCGTTTTGTTGGACAGATCACTGTTGGATGGGCAGAGCCACCACAGAATTTGGAACAAGTGAAATTCATGCTGGAGATTGCTTCAGCCATGCTAACCAAAAGGGGAAATTGATATGGATTGGCTTAAACAAATTGCACCGACTATTGCCACGGCAATGGGCGGTCCATTGGCGGGCATGGCTGTGTCTGCCATCTCCAAAGCCATCGGTGTTGACCCCGACAAAGTTGGCGACATGATTAGCAACAACAAGCTGTCAGCAGAGCAAATTGCCCAGGTCAAGATTGCCGAGATTGAACTTCAAAAGCAGGCGCAAGAGCTTGGCCTAAACTTTGAGAGGTTGGAGGTTGAGGATCGCAAGTCGGCTAGGGATATGCAGGCCGCAACCCGGTCCATGATGCCGCCCCTGCTTGCTGGATCTGTAACCGTCGGGTTCTTTGGCATCATGGTCATGATGTTTTTCAATCAGATCGACAGCAACAACCCTGCCATCTTGATGATGCTTGGCTCACTTGGCACTGCTTGGACGGGCATCATTGCTTATTATTTTGGATCGTCTGCTGGATCCCAGGCTAAAACTGATTTACTTTCTAAAAAGGCTGGATGACATGAGAGAAAACTTTGCTGAGGCACTACAACACGTTTTGAAGCATGAGGGGGGTTTTGTAAATCACCCGCAAGACCCTGGTGGCATGACTAACCTTGGCTGCACCAAAGCAGTTTGGGAAGAGCATTGTGGTCATCCAGTAGATGAAAAAGTTATGAGGGCATTGACCCCTACCGATGTTGCTCCACTTTACAAGCGCAAGTATTGGGACAAGATCAAAGGTGACGAGTTGCCTGCTGGTGTTGACTACGTTGTGTTTGATGCCGCCATCAACAGTGGCCCAGGCCGGGCTGCAAAGTGGCTGCAAGCCTGTGTTGGCGTCGAGCCTGATGGTGGCATCGGCCCCAAAACGTTGGCCGCGGTGGCTGGGTTTGACCCCAAGGCCTTGGTGGATGACTACTCCAAGCGCAGGCTGTCGTTTCTGATGGACCTACCAACATGGGACACATTTGGCAAAGGTTGGGGCCGCAGGGTGGCAGATGTCACAAAGACAGGTTCTGAGATGGCATAAGCTGGAATAATCACCCCATGGCCAACGTAAAACAGCAGCTTGAAGCACCATCCATTCCCAGCCTTGGCTTTGCGCCAGAGGGGTATGAGCGCCGTCATTTCAATGAAAACTACAGCGCGATCAATTTGTATTTACGCAAGGTTACAAATGTGCTGGGTTCGCTGTTTGGGCCAAGGGGTGGAAAGTTTTTAAACATTCCTTACGGCGCGTTTCAAAGCACTGTGGACCAGACGGCTGCGGCCATTAACACTGCATACGCCATGGCACTTGGCACTGTGGATTACGCCAACGGAGTCAGTGTGGCCAGCAGTTCACGCATCACTGTGGCAGATGCTGGAATTTGGAATTTGCAGTGGTCAGGTCAGTTTGAAAACACTGATTCCCAAGACCATGACGCAAGGATTTGGCTGAAAATCAATGGCACGGTTGTGACTGGATCGACTGGTTATATTGCAGTTCCCAGCAAACATGGCGCAGTTAATGGTCACTCCATTGTTGGCTGGAATTATTTTTTAAGTTTGAATGCAAGTGACTATGTTGAACTCTGGTGGGAGACTGACAGCACCACTGTCAGCATTCAGGCTTACCCAGCATCAGGAAACTACCCCTCAACGGCATCACTAATTGCGACAATGACATTCGTGTCAAACCTACCGAGTTAACAGCTATGTACATTCCAATCAAACTGCCTCCAGGCATTTACCGAAATGGCACAGAGTATCAAGCCGCTGGCCGTTGGTACGACGCCAACTTGGTTCGATGGTATGAGAACACGCTGCGGCCCATCAACGGATGGCGCAAGCGGTCTGAAAGCCAGATGGCCGGGTCATGCCGAGGCATCATCACTTGGCGCGACAACAGCGCCAATCGTTGGACGGCTGCTGGGACGAATTCCAAGCTGTATGCAATGGATGACGAAAACACATTAAAAGACATCACGCCCACTGGATTTACCACTGGTGAGGCCAGTGCTTTGTCAACAACTGGCTACGGCTATAGCACTTATGGTTCTTTGGCCTATGGCACACCAAGAGCAGACAGGGGAGCCAGCGCCCCAGCAACCACATGGTCCTTGGATACTTGGGGCGAGTATTTAGTTGGTTGTTCCAGTGCTGATGGCAAGCTGTACGAATGGCAGCTTGGCTTTACTACGCCAACACTGGCGGCAGCCATTGCCAATGCTCCAGTGAACAACGAAGCCTTGCTGGTCACGCAAGAGCGCATTCTTTTTGCGCTTGGCGCTGGGGGCAACCCTCGCAAGGTGCAGTGGTGCGACCAAGAGGACAACACCAACTGGACGCCAGGAACAGACAACTTGGCTGGTGACTATGACCTGGCCACACCAGGATCGCTGCTTGCAGGCAAGCGGGTCAAGGGTGTCAATCTGCTGTTTACAGATGTGGATGTCCACACAGCGCAATACGTTGGCGCACCATTTGTTTATGGCTTTGAAAAGGCTGGATCAGGCTGCGGCTTGATTTCAGCCCAATCAGTGGCTGCAATTGACACTGCTGCCATTTGGATGAGTAAGTCAGGCTTTTGGATTTATGACGGTTACGTCAAGCCACTGCCAAGCGATGTGTCTGACTATGTGTTTTCCAACATCAACTTGTCTCAGTCCAGCAAAGTTTATTCAGTCCATGTCAGTAAGTTTGGCGAAATCTGGTGGTATTACCCCAGCAGCGCCAGCAATGAAAATGACAGCTATGTCACTTTTAATTACAGAGAAAACCACTGGAACATTGGCACGCTGGCACGAACTGCTGGTGTTGATTCAGGTGTGTTTACAAACCCGTTGATGGTGTCAAGTGATGGTTACATCTACGAACACGAAGTGGGCTTTGCGTATGACGGCGCATCGGTGTTTGCTGAGTCTGGGCCTGTGCAGATCGGCAACGGCGACAACGTAATGAGCGTGCGTGAGGTTATTCCTGATGAGCAGACGCTGGGCGAGGCGGTGGTTTCCTTCAAAGCCAGAATGTACCCAACAGGCGCACAAACCTCATACGGTCCATATTCGGCAGCCAATCCCACCTCTGTTCGTTTTTCTGGCCGACAGGTCAACATGAAGGTCACAGGCGACACTTTGGCAGACTGGCGAATTGGTGTGATGCGGCTTGATGCTGTTGCCTCTGGCAAGCGATGAGCGACATTGATCATTTGGAAAGATTGCGCCACCATGTGGAGGCGGCATTAGAATACTCTGGTGGCACACACCATTTTGAGGATGTCCTTGAAATGGTAAAACAGAACAAATTGCAGGCATGGCCTGCAACCGAGTCGATTGTGCTGACTGAGATCATTGTCTACCCTAGGCTCAAGAATTTGCATTACTTCTTGGCTGGTGGCGACCTCGATGAACTCTCAAGGATGCGACCGATGATCGAATCCTGGGGCAAGTCGATTGGTTGCACCAGGGTGTCATTGGCAGGCCGAAGGGGCTGGGCCAAGACATTTTTGAAAGATGAAGGGTACAGCCCACAATGGACTGTGCTGGCAAAGGAACTTTAGGAGATAGATGATGGCAACAGAACAGCAAATCTTGGCATTTTTGCAAACACCCGGCTTGAGCGATCAGCAGATTGCCTCCGAGTTAAACCGCATTGGTGCAACAGCGCAGCAAGTGTCAAACGTCACTGGTGTTCCTGTGGCGCAAGTGCAGCAGCGCCTTGGTGCTGTTGTTGAGGCGCAAGTATTGCAGGCATTGCAAACTCCTGGCATGACGGATGCGCAAATTGTCCAAGCCATCAACAGCATTGGTGCAACACCACAGCAAGTGTCAAACGTCACTGGTGTTCCAGTTGATCAAGTCGCAGCTCGAATTACTGCCGCTGCCCCTGTGGCGGTTCAACCTCCAGCGGTGACTGCACCTTCAGCGGTGACTGCACCTCCAGCAGTGACTGCACCTCCAGCAGTGACTGCACCTCCAGCAGTGACTGCACCTCCAGCAGTGACTGCACCTCCAGCAGTGACTGCACCTCCAGCAGTGACTGCACCTCCAGCAGTGACTGCACCTCCAGTAAGCCGTCCGACATTCAGCACAGTAGGCCAAACACGGTTGTACGATTTTCTTCAAACACCCGGTCTGACAGATGCACAAATTGCTGCGCAGATGCGGCGACTAAATGTTGGTCCAGAAGCAGTGGCTGCTATGACTGGTGTGCCACTTGACCAAGTTATAAGCCGGTTTACTACGCGCACAGGAATTCTTGATGCTGTAGCACCTCCAGCAGTGACTGCACCTCCAGCAGTGACTGCACCTCCAGTAGTGACTGCACCTCCAGTGGTGACTGCACCTCCAGTAAGCGGCCGAACATTTAGCACAGTAGGCCAAACACGGTTGTACGAGTTTCTTCAAACCCCAGGCCTGACAGATGCACAAATTGCTGCTCAGATGCGGCGATTAAATGTCGGTCCAGAAGCAGTGGCTGCTATGACGGGTGTACCACTTAATGAAGTTGTAAGTCGGTTTACCACGCCCACAGGAATTCTTCCTCCAGCGGTAACTACGCCTCCAGCAGTGACTACGCCTCCAGTAGTGACTGCACCTCCAGCAGTGACTACACCTCCAGCAGTGACTACACCTCCAGCAGTGACTACGCCTCCAGTAGTGACACGCCCAACATTTGGCACGGCAGGTGAAACTCAGCTTTACAACTTTCTGCAAACGCCTGGCCTGACAGACGCGCAAATTGCTGCTGAAATGTCGCGGCTAAATGTCAGCCCAACACAAGTTGCTGCCATGACGGGTGTCCCACTGGACCAGGTTACAAATCGGTTTACAGTTAGAACACCCAACGTAGTCAACACCACAACCAACCAAACAGATTTCCAAAGATTTCTGCAAACTCCTGGCTTGACAGACGCGCAAATCTTGGCTGAGATGAACCGATTGGGAATTAGCCCAGGCCAAGTTTCTAATATTACTGGCGTGCCAGCCGACCAAGTGCAAAATCGCGTCAGCAATTTGCTGCCATTTTCAAACGCCACTCAAGGCTTTCAGCAAAATTTCCAAAACTACACATCAATTCCAATTGGTGCGCAGTACAACCCTGGCGCTGTTGGTGGGACTGGATCGCCTTACAGCCAAATCATGGGGCAGATGGCTCCTGTTGGAAACCCTTACGCTACAGCCCGAAGCGGCTTGGCAATGGGTGGCTATGACCCCAACATTTACAACCCGAATTTGCTTTCGGATTTTGTGAGGCAGCGTGCCAGCGAATTGGCTGCGCAAAACACTTCAGGCGGTGTGGTAGATGTAAGTGGCGGTGGCGATGCTGGTGGTGGAAGTGGGGCAAGTGGGGCAAGTGGCGGGACCACAGGCGTAGGCGGCGGCATGAGTAACAGCGGAGAAGGCGGCGCTGATGCAGGCTGGTACAACGGCGGCTTGATTGACCGTGTTGCTGGCGCAAACCCGGCAGGCCCAGACGATGGCCAGATCAATGCCCAAGTCGGCGAATACGTCATCAAAAAATCATCCGTTAATAAATACGGCAAAGGCTTGCTGGACATGATCAACTCAGGCAAGATTCCAGCCAAGAAAATCAAATCACTTTTGGATTAAGGGGTACAAAATGTCAAAAGGCGGCGCACCAGATGTGACAACCAACGCGGTTGATCCAGACATCAAACAGGCATTTTTAGCCAACTTCCAAAATGCACAGGGCGTGGCCAGTGCATTGCCTACCCAGCAATTTGCCGGGTTCAACCCGATGTACCAAGCAGGCGAGGAAGCATTAGTTAACACAGCTTTGGCTGGCCCAGGCATCACAGGCACTGACTTGGCCGCGCAGATGGCTGCATATGGCGGTGTGTACCAGCCAGCCATGCAGACTGCTGGACAAGCCAACCTTGGCATGACAGGCCCAGGCAACATTGCCAGCTACATGAACCCCTACACCAGCCAAGTGCGTGCTAACGCATTGGCTGACTTGGAGTCTTCACGCCAAGCGGCCATCCAGCAAACTGGTGAACGTGCCATGCAAGCCAAGGCTTTTGGTGGATCGCGCCAAGGTGTGGCCGAGGGCATCACCAACTTGGGCTTTGCCAAGCAGGCCGGAACACTTGGCACGCAACTCAACGAAAACGCATTCAACAATGCGGTGCAGTTGCAGGCTGCTGACTTGGCACGCCAACAGCAAGCAGACGCGGCTAACCAAGCTGCTGGCTTGTCGGGTGCTCAGTTGCGTCTTGGCGGTGCGCAGCAGCTTGGCAGCTTGGCTGCACAGCAGCAGGCACTGCGCCTTGGTGGTGCGCAAGCTGTCATGAGTGCAGGTGGTGCGCGTCAAGCAGCCGACCAGCAGCAGATGGATGCCATCCGAAACATCGGTTTGCAGCGCCTTGGCATTGTTCAGTCCAGCTTGGGTGCAACCCCCGCAAACTTGGGCGGCACTGTGTCCACACCCACCTACAGCAACCCGGCTGCTGGCGCATTAGGTGGTGCTTTGGCTGGCGCTCAGTTGGGCAGCGTCATTCCAGGTGTTGGCACAGCCGTTGGAGCTATTGGTGGCGGGCTGCTTGGCCTGCTGCGTTAAGGAGTAACACATGGCTGAATTTGATTTCAATCTCGGTGCGCTTTTTGGTGGCGACACCACCACTGGCATCAATGCCCTATTGAGTGCTGACCAGCGCAAACTGATGAGCCGCAACGCCAACCTGTCTGCTGCTGCTGCATTGCTGCAAGCTGGTGGCCGCAGCCGCGCCCCCGTCAACCTTGGCCAAGCCCTTGGCGCCGCTTTGCAGGCTGGGCAGCAGGGCTATCAGCAGGCGCAGGCCGGATCGCTGCAAGAGTTGCTGCTGGGTGAGAAGTTGAAAGAGGCGCAGGCTGCACGAACAGTGCAGACGCAAGTGGCTGGGGCATTGACTTCTACACCCAAAGTGCTTACCCCAGCGCAGCAGGCTTTGGCCGCTCCGGGCGGTCAAGTTGGCCCAACAGTTGAACGTGCTCAAATGGCTAACGCCATGCCAGAGATGACGCCCAACCAGATCAAGGCCAACCAATACCAAAGCGCAGCCGACATCTTGGCGGCATCTGGCCGCATTGCTGATGCCGAAAAGTATCAGAACATGGCTGAGAAGTTGAACCCCCGTGTTGAAGTGGTGGGCCAACCTTTTGAAGTAACAGACGCGACAGGCAAACCAATTCTTGTGCAGCAGTTTAAAGACGGCAAGCTGCAAACCATGGCTGGCTACGGACCTAAGCGTGAAGTGGTGTTGCAGAACCTTGGCGGCCAGACTGTGGCCGTTAACAAGTCAGCACTGCGCGGTGGTGAGACATTCCAGCAGACCATGACGCCTGGTGAAGTTGCATCCAACCAGGTGGCTTTGGGCAACTTGGCTGTGTCGCGTGGCCAGCTTGGTGTGGCTCAGGGCGGATTGAACTTGCGCCAGCAAGAGTTTGCGCGTGGCGGTTATCAAATCAAGGAAGGGCCAGATGGCATGATGTACGTGCCATCTGCCCCGGGTGGTACGACCATCCCTGTAATGACAGCGGCTGGCACTCCATTTGAGGGTGCTGGCGCAAAGCCAACAGAAGACCAAAGCAAGGCGGCTGGTTTTGCCTTCCGAATGGAGCAGGCATCGAAAATTTTTGCTCAGCCTGCATTGGACAAGGCTGGCAACCCAATGCTTGATACCAAGACGGGAAAGCCAATTACTCTTGAGCAGGCCTATGGTCAGCCAAACAAATATCAGTCAATTATGCGAGCCATCCCCAGTGCTGGGTTGACCACTGGCATTGCAAATCTTTCTGAAGATGTTGGCCGCCAGCAATATCGCCAAGCTCAAGAGAACTGGGTCAGCGCAAACTTGCGTCCTGAATCTGGCGCTGTTCTTGGCACTGAGGAGATCCAAAAGGAAATCATCAAGTATTTCCCGCAGACAAGCGATGATGCCCAAACCATTGCACAAAAAGCCAAAGCTAGACGCGACACTGAACTGGCCGTTAAAGTCCGAGCAGGTCCGGCTTTTAAGCAAATGCAAAAAGCTGCGGCCCAAGCTGAAGCGGCTGCCCCATCTATGCAACAACCTGCGCCAGGTGCAGCAACTGCTAACATGATCCCTGGGGCACCAGTTTGGGACCCAGTGAAAAAACAATATGTTTATCAATAAGGTGTGACCATGACTCAGTATGTAAATGTTTTGGGAGTTGGTCCTGTCGGCTTTCCTGACGACATGAGCAAAGAGCAAATTTCTGAAATACTGAAAAAAATGCCACCACCAATGGCTGCTGCTCAAGCTAAGCAGCCCGAAGCATTTACAGACAAATTGCTTAACAGTCCTGTCGGCGGCGTTCTGCGCGGATTGCGAGACATCCCAGACGCTGGTGCGCAATTGTTGACACGAGGCTTGGAGGCCATTGCTCCATCAGGCTCAAGCCTTGAGCAATTTGCGCGAGAAGAGCGCCGGAAGGTCGAGGACATCAACCGACAAGCTGAACTTGAATACCAGCAAAAGTGGCGTCAAGGCCAAATGCGCCAAGGTGAAATTGATGTGGGCCGTGTTGGTGGAAACATTGCTGGCACATTGCTGCCATCTACAGCAGCAGTCCGCGCCCTTGGCGCAACCACTGCACCAATGCGTGCTGGAGCCATTACTGGCGCAGTTGGTGGGGCCTTGCAACCAGTTGCAACGCCACCGTCCAGGGATGCAGCATTGTCTGATCTTGTTACGGGTCAAAATCCACAAGGCATGACAACGCCTGAATTTTTTGCTCAAAAAGTTGAGCAGATTGGTGCTGGCACTGCACTTGGCGCTGGCGCTGGCTATCTTGGCGACAAGCTATCCAACATTTTGTTTGGCGCAAAGCCAACAGCAATGCCAGGCCAGCCCGGCGCCAGTGGCGCTCAAGTCAATGTGACAACAACGCCAACGGCCACTGCCACTGGCGGAGGATCAACACTCGGGGCCATTGGGCCTGATCCATCCGCTGGCTTGACATCAGCGCAGCAAGCAATTCTTGGTCGCGGCAAGGAAATGGGCTTCCGCACCACACCCGGACAGGAAACAGGCTCACGGTCCTTGCAGCAAATGGAGGCTCGAATGGAGTCCAGCCCATTTACATCTGGACCATTTAACACGCTGAAAGAAACCAATCAGCGTGTATTGAATCGCGCCACAGCACAGGCCATTGGCGTCAATTCTGATGAGTTAAGCAATCCAGTTCTGGCTCAAGCTCAAAGACAAATCAGTGATGTTTACAAGAAGGTTGCAAGTCCAGATGTCAAGCAACTTGATGGCAACACAATTCAAACAGGCATTGAAATTGTTGATAAAGCCTTTGAAGGCCTGACAACTCAGCCTTTGAGATCAAACATTTTTGTGAAGCAATTGGAAGACCTGGCTGCCAAGGGAGAAGCCAGTGGCACGCAATTGCAGGCGCTGTCTTCAAAGATTGGCAAGCGTGCCAAAAACGAGATGACAACAGCAATGGGTGATCGCGAACTTGGCAGTGCTTTGTTCCAATTGAAAGAGATGGTTGATGATGCGCTGGCTCAAGGGCTTTCAAAAGAGCAGCAGGCGGCTTTTCAGCAAGCCCGTGCCAACTACAGAAATCTGATGACGATCCGGTCCAGCCAGGGGGTTGTTAACCCATCAAGTGGCAATGTGTCTGGATTGAATTTGGCCAGCGCCTTGAGCAGAAAAGATCCCCAAGGATTTGTTTTTGGCTCAAATCAAACGCCCATGTATGAGGCTGCAAGATTTGCGCAAGCATTCAGGCCAATTGTTGGTGATTCTGGAACCGCCACACGCTCAATGGAATTAAGCCCGTTAAGCGTAATGCTGTCTGCCCCAACCAACATTGCAGCCCGTGCCTACACAGCACAACCAACTGCAAATCTGGCGTCAAGAATGCAAGCTGGTGTTGCGCCAAGCACTGATATGGCAACACAGGAATTGCTGCGCAAAATGTTTCCAACTACTGGCGCGGCTGGCTTGATTAGTCTTTTGGGCCAGTAATTGCAGACCCAAAAAACGCAGCCACTAAAGGATCGCGTTTAACCACGCGCCTTTTCTGTCTGCGCTTGGCCTGACCAAAATCTTTGTCATCTGCTGACATCTTGGCGCGAAACGCCTGAACGCGCTGTGTGCTGGTCCGGCCAGTCTTGGGTGGGCATGGCACATCATCACCAGGGCCAAGCGCATACTGTGGACGCCAACGGTAACTCTCTCCAGCCTTGGCCCAGCCAGCTATATGCACCAGCTTCTCAGCGTGCCAAGCCTGCAATGCTCTTTGCACCACACGGCGGTTGGCAAACACAATGTCAACCAGTTCACGGTCACATCTTGGCCTGCCATCGGCCATGGCCAGCAGCAGCAGGCTTGGCTTGACGCGAGGCTTTAGTCCAGCCGTCACTTGCCACACTCCAACGCATCTTTTTCTTGTTGCTCAAGCGCCAGCAAGAACAGAATGCAGCACCCGGCATGCGCCATGTGCGACAGCCCTGTCTCTGGGTCATGCTGCTGGTTCTGCGCATACGCCGACATATGCCTAAACGCTGCGGCCAGATAACGGGTCTTGCCGTTTTCCACCAGATTCCAGTTGTCGCGTGCGTATTTCTTAGCCCCAAGGTCCAAGACCTTGACGATCTCCTCCACACTGCCCCACGGCAGCAGTGTGTAGTCTGGCTTTTCTTGGTCGAACTTCATCCCAGTCATTTCAATGTCTCCACATCTTTGCGGTGGACACGGCCATAGTGCATCAGGCTTGGCAGCTTGAAGGCATCCATTGCATTGGGTCGGCCAGTGTAGGGGAGCAACTCCTTGCCATCGTATTTGCCAGCCATCTTGTTGATCATGGTGGGTGGGGTCTTAATATATTGGTCGACCATTTTTGAGACATCCTATGAGGTATTGGAGATTCTGAACCAAGCGCCATGCTGTGTCAGACGATTGCAAGTCGCTGGGGCAATTGCGCACAGCGTGTGCTGGCAGGCTCATTCCACGAGCCTGGTCTAGTGCGTGCTGGAGTTGGACCTCCAGTTCGGGGAGGTCATCCATGGTCAGGTCTTTGACTCTCATGCTGACAGCCCAAAGAACAAGCAGGCCGCCAAGCCGAGGCCAATGGCCAAGGCTGTGAGGATGTCAAGTGCAGCCTC